GGAGCAGCTCCAGTCAAAGATGAAGGTTCAGCTATCAATTATGATACTGCACAAGAATCTTTTGTCGCTAGATATACGCATGAAACTATTGGTTTAGGATTCAGCATTACAGAAGAAGCTATGGAGGATAACCTCTATGTATCTGTATCAGCTAGATATACTAAAGCATTGGCTCGTGCAATGTCATATACAAAACAAGTTAAAGCAGCTTATCCATTAAACAATGGATTCTCAACTGCCTTTTCTTCAGGTGATGGTGTTGCTTTATTCAGCACAGCTCACCCACTTGTAAATGGTGGCACCAATAGTAATAGACCATCAACAGGAGCAGATTTAAATGAAACATCTTTAGAAGATGCAATCATCCAAATCGGCAAATGGACTGATGAAAGAGGTCTAAAAATTGCAGCAAAAGCTAGGAAGCTTATTATTCCTTCTGACTTGCAGTTTGTAGCAACTAGATTGTTACAAAGTGACTACAGAGTAGGAACTGCTGACAATGACATAAATGCAGTGAAAACTAATGGAGTGATTCCAGAAGGTTATTCAGTTAATCATTATTTAACTGATACTAATGCTTTCTTTATCACTACTGATGTTCCAGATGGAATGAAGCATTTTGTTAGAGCTCCTATGACTACTACTATGGATGGAGACTTCGATACTGGTAATGTTAGATATAAAGCGAGAGAAAGATATTCTTTCGGTGTATCTGACCCACTAGGTATCTTTGGTTCACCAGGTAGTTCGTAAGAACTGTTAAGGGGAGCATACGCTCCCCTTTTTTTTGTGTTATATTATTAAATCTAGGATTATTAACTTGTTCTACAGACTGACCTAGCAGACAAGCCAAGACAGTAGAACCTATTTCCCAGGAGGAAATTATGGCAAAGACGACATTTTCAGGTCCAATACAATCTTTAGCAGGATTCATTTCAGCAGGTAACGCTAACGTAGTTAGTTTAACTGCAGATACTTCACTAACAGTAGCAGCTCATGCAGGTAAAATATTAACCTGTAATGATGCTGATGGTAAATTTACTTTACCAAGCATAGTAGCAACAGCTCCAGGTGAAGATAACGACCCAAATCAAACAAACAATTTAGGAGCTACTTTTACTTTTGTAGTAGAAACAGCAGCTACCGATATGGATATTCTTACAGATGGTACAGATAAATTCGTAGGCGGTTTATATACTGGTGTTACTGATGCAACAGGTAAAACTTTTATTTCTGGTGCATCTAATGATGTCATTACATTAAATGGCTCAACTAAAGGTGGACTAGCAGGTAGTATTATTAAAGTAACTGCAGTAGGTAGTGCTAAATACGCAGTAGAAGGAATCATTTTAGGTTCAGGCACTTTAGTAACTCCATTTGCTGACGCTTAATAGGAGTAACTTATGGCTGATGCAGTAACAACACAAACCATAATTGATGGTGAAAGAAATTGTGTTATGAAGTTTACAAATGTCAGCGATGGCACAGGAGAATCCGCAGTAGCCAAGGTAGATGTATCTGCTTTGGCTTCTAATGCAGCAGGTGTAGCCTGTTCAGAAGTTAGAGTTATGCGAATTAGCCATGCTATCGTAGGTATGTCTGTTCAATTATTTTTAGATGCTACTGCTAATGTTTTATTAGTAGAGCTTGCTGAGAGTAGTAATGGACATATGGATTTTAAAGACTTTGGTGGTTTACCAAATAACACAGGTAGTGGTAAAACAGGAGACATCTTATTTACTACTAAAGGACACTCTTCAGGAGATACTTACTCTATTACTTTAGAAATGGTTAAAGTATATTCTGACTAATAGGAATTAATTATGGCTAATAAAAATTATGTAATATCAGAAACTGGTGAATTTCCAGCACAATATAAAGTTTTAAAATTAGATGAGGATGGAATCTATAGACCTATATTTGGTCCAGACCCAGACTTAGAAGATGCAGAACGTAAATGTGCTGAGATGAATGGTGAAAGAGCAAGAAATGACAAAGGTCAGCTTGTTGCTGATGACCCATCTACTCCAGATGTTAATGAAGCTTATGTTGGCGGCAAGAAGCCAACTAAGAAAAAAACAACTAAAAAAACTACAGCTAAGAAAAAAACTGTAGCTAAAAAATAAAGGTACTTATTATGAAAAAATCTAAATATATGTCTAATGGCGGTAAAACTGGCATGGTAGAAGTTGGTAAAGCTTCTAAAGTCGAACAACACAAAGATTATGTAAAAAGAATGTTTGGTGGCGGCAATACTAGTGAACCAGCTATGAAAAAGAAAAGGTCTAAAGGTATGGCTAGAGGCGGAAAGTCCTAGTTAAATACATATGCCAATAAGAAAACAGGCTTCAATGCCTGCTAGAAATAAGAAGAACTTTCGTTCTACTAAATCTGGTGCTGGTATGACTAAAGCTGGGGTTAAAGCTTATAGAAGATTAAATCCTGGCTCTAAGTTAAAAACAGCAGTTACAGGTAAAGTAAAGAAAGGTAGTAAAGCTGCTAAACGTAGAAAATCTTATTGTGCAAGGTCTTTAGGTCAACTTAAAAGAAGTTCAGCCAAAACCAGAAACGACCCTAATTCAAGAATTAGACAGGCTCGTAGAAGGTGGAAGTGTTAATTAGGAATAAATAATGGCAACAAGTGGAACAACAGCATTTACATTAGATTTAGCCGATATCATGGAAGAAGCCTATGATTTATGCGGTAGCGAGTTGCGTTCTGGTTATGACTACAAAGGAGCTAAAAGAGCTCTTAACTTAATATTTTTAGAATGGCAGAATAAAGGTTTAAATCTTTGGAAGATTGAACAAGCATCACAAGCATTAACTGCTGGCACTAATACTTATGCATTAGAGTCTAGTGCATTAGAAGTAGTAGATGCTTTTATTAGAACTGATGCAGGAAATACTGCAAATCAATTTGACCAAAGATTAAATAGAATATCTAGAACTCAATATAATCATCAAGCTAGCAAACTGCTACAATCTAAACCAACACAGTTTTATGTAGATAAAGGCACTAGCTCTAATAATATTGTTTTATGGGCAACTCCTGATTCTGCTGAAACTTATACTTTGGTATATGATTACATTAAAAGAATAGAAGATGCTGGTACAGTAGCAAGTAACAATGCTGATGTGCCTAGTAGATATCTTCCATGCTTAACATATGCATTAGCTTATAACTTAGCTTGTAAAATGCCAGAAGCACAAAATAGAGTTCCAATGATTAAACAAAGGTATGATGAACTTTGGAATGATGTAAGTGATGCTGATAGAGAAAGAGCATCTGTTAAGTTCGTACCTGATATGCAAGCTTATAGATAATGTATGCTGCAGGAAAGAAAGCTTTAGGTGATTGTGATAGATGTGGTTTTACTTATAAGCTAAACGATTTACAATACGAAATACAAGATAGTATTCGTAATGGATTAAGAGTATGTAATAGTTGTTTTGATGTTGACCATCCTCAATATAAACTAGGTGAGCTTGATACATCAGACAATGAATCATTATTTAATCCAAGACCAGACAGAGGTAGAAAAGAATCAACTTCTTACTATGGATTTAATCCAGTTGCAGGTACAGGAATATTATCTAGTGCTAAAGTAGGAACAGTAACAGTGAGTACAGAATAATGGCTTGGACATATACAACATTAAAAACAGCAATACAGGATTATACAAATAATACTGAAACTACATTTAATAATAATTTAGATGATTTTATAGTTACTACTGAAGATAGAATACAAAAATTAGTTTCATTACCTTTTTTTAGAAAAAATGTATCTGGTACTTTGACTAATGGTAATCAATATTTATCATGTCCAACTGATTTTTTAGCATCTCATACTTTAGCAGTAGACAATAGTGGTTATGAATATTTGTTATATAAGGATGTAGCTTTTATAAGAGAAGCATATCCTGATAGCACATCAACAGGTATTCCTAAATATTATGCAAGATTTGATGAAGATAGTTTTATTGTAGCTCCTACTCCTAATAGTAATCTTACAGTAGAGTTACATTATGAATATACTCCAACATCAATTACAACATCTGCAGATGGAACTAGTTGGTTAGGAACAAATGCATCAGATTGTTTGTTATATGGCTCTTTAGTGGAAGCCTATACCTTTATGAAAGGTGAACCAGATGTACTTACAAATTATCAGAATAGATTTAATGAAGCAGTTTCTAGACTTAAAAATTTAGGAGAAGGCAAAAATACTAAGGACAACTATAGAAGTGGTCCTGTAAGACAGCAGGTAAGTTAATGTTTAGTGTAGATGTAAAGCCAACAGTTGGAACTGTAAGTGTAGAAACAACAAATAATACAGGTTTAAGTCCAGAATATTGGACAGAAAGAGTAGTAAATAAAATTGTAAGTATTAGTGATAATGCAGACCCTATGGTAAAAGCCCAAGCAGAAGCATTTAAAGACACAATACAACAAGTTATTTTATTATATATGAAGCAAGCTATTGCAAGTGATAGAGCAACAGTAGCGGGTTTATTAGAAAAACAAGGTCATAAACAAATGGCTGATATCATAAGGAGAATATAATGGCAATATCACAAGCAATGTGCACATCATTTAAAAAAGAATTAATGACCGCTACACATAATTTTACCGCAGCAAGTGACCAATTTAAGTTAGCACTTTATACAAGTAGTGCTTCTTTAGGTGCAGCAACTACTGCATATACTTCAAGTAATGAAGCAAGCGGAACAGGTTATACAGCTAAAGGTGCATTTTTAACAAGTGTTACCCCTACTACATCTGGAACAACTGCATTAACAGACTTTAATGATTTAACTTTTAGTACAGCTACAATTACAGCTAGAGGTGCTTTAATTTATAATGAAGCTGCATCTGGCGACCCTTCAGTATGTGTTTTAGATTTTGGTGGAGATAAAACATCAACTAATGGTGATTTTACTATTCAATTTCCAGCAGCAGATGCATCAAACGCAATAATTAGAATAGCCTAAAAATGGCTAATTTAGGCGGCTGGGGTAGAGGTACCTGGGGTCAAGGCGAGTGGTCTAACCCAATACCAGTCGAAGTTACTGGAGTTTCTGGAACAGCAACTCTTGGAAATGAAACTGTTGTAGCTACAGCTTTAATTACAGTAACAGGATTAAATGCTACATCTGCATTAGGAAATGAAACTGTAATAGGTATAGCTAATGTTTTACCTACAGGCATTTCTGGAACAGGTACACTAGGAGATGAAACTGTAACAGCAGATTCAAATACCTCTGTTACAGGTAATGCAGGTACTTCAGCATTAGGTAATGCAATTACAGCAGGTGCAGCAGTAACAGGTGTATCAGCAGTAGCATCAACATTAGAAGTTGGTGATGAAATTGTAACTGCAAGTGCGGTAATATTACCTACAGGATTATCAGCAACATCTAGTTTAGGAAATGTAACTACTCAAACTGCAAATGTGTTTGAAGTTACAGGTAATGTAGGAACAATAAATTTAGGTTCTGTAACAGCTATAGCTAAAGCTTTAATAATAGTTGAAGGAGTTACAGGAACAAGTGGTATACAAGGAGTAAATATTTGGGGTCTTGTAGATACATCACAAACAGCGAATTATAATAATATAAATACATCTCAAAGCCCTAATTGGGAAGAGGTAGCTTAAAATAGGAAATATATATGGCAACTTATGTAAATGATTTAAGACTTAAAGAAATTACAACAGGTGACGAAGCAGGAACTTGGGGTACTTCTACAAATACTAATTTAGAACTAATTGCAGAAGCTTTTAGTTATGGCACAGAAGCATCTTTTGGTTCAGATGCAGATGCTACAACAACTATAGCTGATGGTTCTACAGACCCTGCAAGAAGTTTATATTTAAAAGTTACTTCTGGAGTCAGTTTAACAGCTACCAGAACACTTACTATTGCACCAAATACAATATCTAAGGTATGGATTATAGAAAATGCTACTTCTGGTTCACAATCAATTAATATATCTCAAGGTAGTGGTGCTAATGTAACTATACCTAGTGGTAAAACAAAAATAGTTTATTCTGATGGAGCAGGTTCAGGAGCTGCTGTAGTAGACGCTTTTGCTTCATTAAATTTAGAAACTAGTGGCATCATTGAAACATCATCTTCAATTCAAACACCCCTAATTGAATATACAGATGGTGATGATGCCATTACCATATCAGATGGAGGCGGCACTTCATTTGCACAAACACTTACTGCCAACGCAGGTGTAGTAGTAGACGAGATGACTATAGATGGAGATACACTTACAGCTACAGATGAATTTATAGTTGATGCTGCTTCACATATAAAATTAGATGCTGATTCGGGAAATATTATATTTAGAGATGCAGGTACTAATTTTTCAAAAATAATAAATAGTTCGGGAGATGTACTTTTTTCTGTTGAAACACAGGATAAAGACATAAAGTTTAATGGTAACGATGGAGGAGGTGCTATTACAGCACTTGTCCTTGATATGTCAGCAGCAGGTGCAGCTACGTTTAACGATAAAATTATTGCAACAGAATTAGATATTTCTGGAAATGTAGATATAGATGGTACATTAGAAACAGACGCTTTATCTATTGCAAGTACAACTGTTACCTCAACAGCAGCAGAATTAAACTTTAGTGACGGAGTAACTTCCAACATACAAACCCAGCTCGATACTAAAACCTCAACAGGTAAAGCCATTGCCATGGCTATTGTATTCGGATAACATAGGAGATAATTATGGCAACAGTAAATATAGTAAATGTAACATCCATTTTACCATTCACAATTAATGGGTCTGCAACAACTTCAGCAACGGACATAATAGACGTACCTGCTGATAAATTATATAAAGTAAACACAATACTAATTGCAAATATAGACGGAACAAATGCTGCTGATATCACATTAGGAGTATCAACTACAAACGGTTCTAATTTTTACAATATAGCTTCAACAATTAGTGTACCAGCAGATTCGACACTATCTTTATTATCTACTACTCTTTATTTAGATGAAACAGACTTACTAAGAATAACAGCTAGTGCTAATAGTGATTTAGAATATACAGTATCTGGTGAAATATTAGATGATGCTTAAGGAGTTAGAAGATGGCTCATTTTGCAGAACTTAATAGCAGTAACGAAGTAATACAAGTAGTTGTAATATCCAACGAGGATGTAGATGCTAATGGTGGCGATTATTCATCTGAAGCAGAAACTTTTGTTTCTAATCTTATACCTTATTCAGAAAATGGCGTTGCTTGGAAACAAACATCGTACAATGGTAATAGACGCAAACAATACGCAGGTATAGGACTTACCTACAATGCAGCAAAAGACAAATTTATTTTGCCACAACCTTTTAACTCTTGGTCATTAGATTCTAACGATGATTGGCAAGCACCTGTAACCTACCCTAATATTAAAGAAGTAAACTCTAATCCTATTGAAATACTATGGGATGAAACTAATCAAAAATGGATAGGTAAAACTTATACAGGTGATAATTTACAAATAGAAACAGACTATGAGTGGGATGCAAGTGGTCTATCATGGAATGAGGTTTAATCATGTCAGATGGTAATGGTGGAATTATTGGACCCAATAATACAGTACAAACAGGCACTCAAAGTGCTGTAACAACTACTTTTAATTCTAGTGGTACTTTAACCACAGCAACCCACACAAAAGAACTGCAATACCTAATTATCGCAGGTGGCGGTGGCGGAGGAGGTCACCCTGTAGCTCCAACATTTACTGTAGGCTCTAGAGGTGGAACTTCTTCTATAGCAGGAACTCCCATAACAACTGTAGATACAGTTGGTGGTGGCGGAGGCGGTACAGGATATATTAGTCCAACTCCTGGAGAAGAACCTGGAGGCTCTGGCGGAGGCGGTGGTAGACGTGCTGCGGGTACTGGAACAGCCAATCAAGGCTTTAATGGAGGTGCTGGTAGAAGGGCAGCTCATGGTGGTACAGACCTTTCTGGTGGCGGTGGTGGTGCAAGTGAAGTAGGACAAGATAACGTACCTCATCATGGTCAACCAGGAGGAGCTAAAAGTGGAGATGGTGGTGATGGAGTTGCATCATCAATAACTGGTTCACCTGTAACTAGAGGCGGCGGTGGAGGCGGTGGTCAATATTATTTTGGTGCTGGTGGAGTTGGTAGTGGCGGTGCTGGAGGTGGCGGTAATGGAGGCAATCCAGCTAATACTGTTTCAGCAGGTGCAGCTAATACAGGCGGCGGAGGCGGTGGTTGGGCAAGTAACATTACTGCTTTCCAAGACTTTGGTGCTGGTGGCGGAGCAGGAGGTTATAGATGTTCTGTGCCAGGAGAAAGCTCTGGCGGTGGTGCCTCGGCTGAATCTACACTTACCGTTGTGGGTGCAACAAACTATACTATAACTGTAGGAGCAGGAGGAGCAGGAGCAGCAGCTCCAGCAAGTACAAGTGGTGGTTCTGGTATAGTTGTAACTAAAGAACCTGAAGTCAGTTTCGTATCAGGAGCATCTGGAATGTGGAGTTTAAATGAAGTTTACGACTTTGTAAAAGCTGGTACTTGGACAAATTAATCATACTATAAAAAATGAATCTTAAATGGTATTACTGGTACTTTCAGTCAGCTATACCAGAAAGAATCTGCGATGAAATAGTTCGTTATGGTAAAGAGCAAGATAAAGAAATTGGCATAACAGGTAATTCACAAAAAGATAATCTCACTGATTTAGAACTAAAAAACATACAAAAGAAACGTAAATCAGATGTTGTTTGGATGTCAGACCGATGGATATACAATGAAATACAACCTTACATACATCAAGCAAATACAAGTGCTGATTGGAATTTTGAATGGGATTTTAGTGAAGCCTGTCAGTTTACTGAATACAAAAAAGGTCAATTTTATGATTGGCATTGTGATTCTCGTGAAGAACCTTATAACCAGCCAGATAATAAAAACGCACATGGTAAATTAAGAAAACTTAGTATGACTGTATCTCTTACTGACCCCGAAGAATATGATGGTGGAGATTTAGAGTTTGATTTTAGAAATACAGACGAAGGTTCTCAACCAAGAATATGTAAAGAAATTAGAGAAAAAGGTAGTATAATTGTTTTTCCCTCTTTTGTTTGGCATAGAGTTAAACCTATAACAAAAGGCATACGACACTCTTTAGTGTGTTGGAATTTAGGATACCCATTTAGATGATTACAGAATTAAAAAACCCTTTAACAGAAGATTACAAAAATCTAAAAAATTTAGTATTAGGCAACAAATTCCCTTGGTACTATTGTGATAAAACTGTATATGGTACAGATGAAGATGATATGAGTATGTTTTATCATTGTCTTTTAGGCAGACCTGTACATGAAATTGATGGAGAAAAAGTGCCTGCTTTGCCTAGAAGTGCCTCTAGTTATTTTGAAGAATTTTATTATATTTTTAAAAACATATTAGATTTTAATAATATAGATTTTGAAGTTATATATCGTATGAATATAAATTTAACTTTGTACAGTAAGTTAGAACAAAGCATACCTCATGTAGATGGAAACTTTCAGCATAAAGTTGTAATTGTTTATTTAAACAATTTTACAAAAGGTAGAACAATAGTTTTAGGAGAAGATAAACAAAAATTTTATTCAAATCCAAAAGAAGATAGTGTAATTATGTTTGACGGAGCATTTACACATTATCAAGAATGCCCTGATATAGAAGAAAAAAGATTAGTCATGGTTGTAAATTTTCAATGAGTTTTAAAAAAAATAACTATCAAATAATTCAAGGTGCTATATCAAAAGAACTAGCAGATTTTTGTTACCAATATTTTTTAAATAAAAGAAAAGTAGCAAGACATTTGTTTGATGAAAAATATATATCACAGTTTACCGAATACTTTGGCATTTGGAATGACTCACAAATACCTGAAACTTATTCACACTATAGCGATATTGTAATGGAAACTTTACTACAAAAAGTAAAACCTATTATGGAGAAAGAATCAGGACTTAACCTTATTGAAACATATTCATACGCTAGAATTTATAAAAAAGGTGATGAGTTAAAAAGACATAAAGATAGATACTCTTGTGAAATATCTACTACTATGAATCTTGGCGGTGATGATTGGTCAATATACATAGAACCAAATATTAAAATAAATTTAAACCCAGGTGATATGTTAATGTATCGTGGTTGTGATTTAGAACATTGGAGAGAACCCTTTCAAGGTAAAGATTGCGGACAGGTATTTTTACATTACAACGATTCAAGTAGTAAAGACGCTAAACAAAATAAATTTGATGGTAGACCTATGATTGGGTTACCTTCTTATTTCAAATAACTGTCTTTTTACACTATAATAACATTAAGTCTGCAAACGCAGATTAAAACAAAGGAGAAAATATGATAGTAGAAATTATTATGTGGATAACAACAATAGTAACAGTTGCTTCAATAATAGCAGCAAGCACGCCAACACCTAAAGACGATATGTGGATTGGTAAACTTTATAAATTTATTGATATGTTAGCTTTAAATATAGGTAAAGCTAAAGAAATAGCACCAAAAAAGTAATGGCAACAGTTAAAGATGCTTTAAATGCTATAGAGTCTCACGAAAAAGAATGTAAAGCATTGTACAAAAGTATTGATAAAAGATTAGAAGATGGTTCAAAAAGATTTGATAAGTTAGATAATATGATTTGGGCTGTTTATCCTTTTATTGTAGGCGTTGTATTTTTAGCTAAGTTTATATAATGAGTAGACAAAAAAAATCAACAGTCAATAAAGCTGGCAATTATACTAAACCAGGTATGCGTAAGCGTATATTTAATAGAATTAAAGCTGGTAGCAAAGGTGGTAGACCTGGGCAATGGTCTGCTCGTAAAGCACAAATGGTAGCTAAAGCTTATAAAAAAGCAGGTGGTGGATATAAATAGTGTCCTATCTTATTAGTAACATACCGCATTTTAAATGCTGGGTTAGAAAAGAATTTACTACTAATCATCAGCATGGTCATGGAGAATACCTACACGCATTAGCAATAGCTGTTAATACTATTCCAGATAGGTCATTGAGTTTTCAGGTAGTTTTTACTGGATGTGAAGCAGAGGATGATGAATCTAATATACATGGCGGTGCAATGTGGGCTAGGATGCCCATACAAGCTCTTGTAGCAGATATTCCTGTTGCAGAGTGGGCAAAGCCTATGGAGGACCATTTAGCCCAACCTTGGGACTGTGAAGCACGCAATCATTCTGTTGTAGTTATGGACAGAGTAAGCAGTAGTCCTTGGATATGTAAGATTAATAATAATTTTTATCAAGGCAAATATTTATTTACAGTTGATTACACAGGAAACTCTATAGCTGATTGTCCTGCTCAACATAAACAATCTCATGTTGTATACATTACAGAAGATTGTGAATGGAAAGGTAACATAGTTGCTTTACCAAATAATAGAGTTAGGGCTACAAGTCCTGCTTTATGGGTTACAGGAGAAGGTCCACCAGATTTTGCTCCATCACAACACATACATTCAGCAGAAGGTCACGAGAGTTATCTTGACCCATTAACAACATTTAATAATTTATATAGTGAACAATTAGAGGAAGAATAATGCCATTAAAAAAATCTCAAAGGTCATTAAAAGATTGGGGTAAACAAAAGTGGCGTACCTCTAGTGGCAAACCAAGCAAAGGTAAAAAAAGATATTTACCTGACGCAGCATGGAAATCTTTAACAAAAAGTGAAAAAGCTGCAACCAACAGAGCTAAAGCAAAAGGTAATAAAGCTGGAAAACAGTTCGTAAAACAACCAAAAAAAATAGCTAAAAAAACAAGGAGCTACAGATAATGTATGAATATAGTTGCAAGGTTGATAGAGTTGTTGATGGTGATACTATTGATGTTGTTTTGGACCTTGGCTTTGATATCTTATATCGTTCTAGAGTTCGTCTTTATGGTATTGATACCCCAGAAAGTAGAACTAGAAACAAAGATGAAAAAGTTAGAGGTAAATTAGCTAGTGCATTTTTAAAAAATGCTGTCAAAAAAGGTAAAAAAGTTATTATTGAAACTAAACTAAAAGACTCTAAAGGTAAATTTGGTAGAGTTTTAGGTAATGTTGTTGTAGATGGAGTAAATATTAACCAGTCTATGATTAATGAATACTTAGCAGTAGCCTATTTTGGTCAGAGTAAAGACGATATAGAAGCAGAACATTTAGTTAATAGAGATAAACTAATAGAACTTGGTAAGTTTACACCAGTAGAATAATGGACAGTGCAGTTCAATTAATTAATGAAGTAGGCTTTCCAATAGCAGCAGCTATAGGTCTTGGTTTATTTATTTGGAAGCTTATTAATAAAATTATTGATGGCATGGAAACTAAAGTAGATGTACTTGATGAAAAAGTTTCTGCACAAATATCTGAAATAGAACAAAGATTAGGTCAAAAACTAGATTCACAACATGGTATTTTAGTATCTCTTATAGACAGAGTGCGTTCTGTAGACAATGAGATTATAAGACAAGATACACTTCTCAAGACTATACTTGGTGTACCACAATTAATGCATACAGATAGATTAGCAAAGGCGGATAGAGATGACCAAAGAAAAGATTGATAAAGCAGAAGCTGAAAAAGTTTTAATAACTAAAATTATGGTAGTTATTGGAATTATGTTGTTTGTAGGAATATTTTTTCAAAACCTTTGGGCAGACCAAATAGTTCATAAGTTTAAATCACCTAGTTTTAGTGGTATTAATACATCAAGTCATTATCTTACGATTGAAAACCAAGAGTTTAGTCGTAAGTTGACTATTAAAGAAGAAATTAAAGCATTACAAGATGAAATAGAAAGAGAAAAAGAAAACTCTACTCTTGCAAGATTTATGCGTAATCTTGAATCAAGAGTATATGCAGAGTTATCCAGACAATTAGTAAATAATCTTTTTGGAGAAACTCCTTCTTCTTCAGGCACTATAACTTTAGAAGGCAACACCATAGAATATACAAGTGATGGTGTGACATTAACACTTAAAATAACGGAAGCAGATGGAACAATTACTGAAATTACGATTCCTATTGGTACTTTTACTTTCTAGTTGTTCTATATTTGACCAATACGAAGATACATACGAACAAAGATTTAAGTCAAAAGATGTAGTTCAAATATCTGAATTGCAATCAATAGAACTAGCTAATGTTTTAAAGCCTGTAATAAAACCTGTTGTAGCTGTATATCCTACAGCATTTACAGACCAAACAGGTCAACGTAAAAGCAACAGTGAGTTTGCTTTATTTAGTACAGCTATAACCCAACAACCAAATGCATTGCTTATAAGAGCTTTAAAACACGCAGGTAATGGTGATTTTTTTACAGTTGTTGAAAGAGTTGGTTTAGATAACCTTACAAAAGAAAGACAACTTATAAGGTCGGCAAGAGAACAATCTTCTTCAGAAGATGACAAAAAAAAAGTTTTAAGACCTTTGTTATTTGCTGGAGTATTAATCGAAGGTGCTGTAATTTCTTATGAAAGCAATCTTGCTACAGGTGGTATAGGAGCTAGATACTTAGGTATTGGCTCTAGTATTCAATATAGAGAAGATAGCGTAGCAGTAACTTTACGCATGGTGTCAGTAGCTACAGGAGAGATACTGATAGAAGTAATGACTGAAAAAACTATATTTAGTTATGGTAAATCAGAAGATGTATTTAGATTTATTGAGATGGGAACAGAACTTGTAGAAGTTGAGTTAGGTAACTCTCGCAATGAATCAACAACAATAGCACTTATGAAATCTATAGAAAGTGCTGTGTTAGAATTAATTAATGTCGGTTATGACAGGAGTTTTTGGAAACATGAAGAAATTAAAATTAATAAGCCTGATTGCGATGCTGATTGCATTGCCGATATTCGCGGCTGATAACGAAATATATGTAGACCAGTCTGGTACTGGTGCCAATATAGACTTAGAACAACTTGGTATATCTAATATTATAGGTGGTCTAAATTCTACAGCAGGTAGTGTAAATGCTTTTGATTTAGATGGTGCTACCATGACATTAGACATCAACATGATTGGTGCTACTAACAAGTTTCTTGGTGATATATTTGCAGATAACTTTACAGGTTTATATAACTTTACTGGTGGGACTAATACTTTTACTATTCAAGTAGACCCCACAGATACATATAGTTCAGATGGTACTGACCAAAATGTAGCTGTTACAGGTAGTAGCAATACATTTACTTTAAATCAAGGTACTACTGCAATAGCAGCTTCTCTCAATCTTGACTGGATTATTCAAGGTTCTAATAACACAGTAACATCAAACATAAATATTGATGGTGCTACTAACTACATGGATATAGATGGTTCTGATAATACAGTAAATTATACAGGTACTGGTACTAATGCTTCAGCAGGTGGATATTTTTGGTTAGACCATACAGGCGGACAAAGAACATTTAATATTCAACAACTGAGTACACAAGATAATGACTGGCTTAAAATTATATCAATTGGCGGCAATGCTTCTTCTACTGTGTGTGTCATTCAAAACGACCAAGGTACAAGCACAAGCTGCTGATATTGGAGACATATCTGAATTAAATGGTTCAGCACAAATAGTTAGAGACAAGCCTTACGATGCAAATTTAAAATTTGGTATACAAAGTAATGACGAAGCTATAACCACAAATGGTCGTATGGCTATAACATTTCTTGATGATTCAATAGTTAAATTAACAGAACACTCACAATTAACAATTGACGAGTATATATTTGATGCTAATCCTAGCAAATCTAAAATGGCTCTAACTTTCGGATTAGGTACAGCAAGATTTATTACAGGTAATCTAAATAAAATAGATAAACAAAATATATCTCTTAAAACTCCTACAGCTAATATAGCTATAAGAGGTACAGATTTTACAGCTACAGTAGATGAACTAGGTCGTAGCCTTATAATACTATTACCAGATGCTCTAGGGCTCTCTAGTGGTGAGATAGAAGTAGTTACTGCTATGGGTACAGTTTTATTAAATAAACCCTACGAAGCTACTACAGTAAGCGTATTTGAGTCAGCACCAAGCAAACCAGTTATTTTAGATTTAACATTAGATGTTATTGATAATATGTTAATTGTCACTCCTCCTAAAGAAGAAGTAGCTATAGAAGAACAAACAGTTTTAACTAAATCAGAAAATTTATTAGATTTTAATGATTTAAATATAGATTATTTAGCAGAAGATTATCTTAAAGAGGATACTTTAGAATTTACTGAACTAGATATAAATTACTTAGATGTTAATTACTTAGAAGATTTATTAAATGTTTTAGATGGATTAGCTATAACTGAAGAAGAAGAACAATTAGCACAAGCTACAAGTACACAAATATCAGGAACATTATTAGGTAAAGACCCAGATACACAGATAACAACTATAATCACAGGACAAGTTGTTAGTTTAAGAAGAAGTGTTAATGAAAGTGTACAGTTAGATTTAGATGGAAATAATGCTTACACAGTAATATTTATACAAGATGGCATTTCTAACATAATAAAAGTTAATGGTGGTAGTGATTCCACAATAACAATAACTCAAAGTGATTGATGAAAAAATTAATATTACCAATACTTATAATACTTTTATTGCCATTAATATATCAATCAGCACCAACAGAAATATTAAAGTTAAAAATATTTGATACATTTGTAAAAAAACAAGAACCATCAGGTAATTTTGTAATTTTAAACATTACAGAACAAGATGTAGAAAATGAAGGTGGATATCCATTTCCTAGAAGAAGATTAGCAGAAATACAAGTTGACCTTATTAATCAAGGTGCTATAGGAATAGGTTGGGTTATATCTTTTCCACAAGCAGATAGAATGGGTGGTGATGAAGTCTTTGCACAAACACTTGGATATGCACCATCTGTTATTGCAATGTTTGAAGATGGTAAAGGTAATTATCCAAAACCTACAGGAACAGTTGTAAAAGGTAATGATATTAGTGGTATAGTATCTATGGGAG